TGCTCATTGTCTGTTTATTTAAGGGTTAAAATAGAAGTCCTAAACTCTCCGTTTCCAGGTATCCGCTTTCTCGCGCCGATTTAATGGGCAATAATGTAAACTATGCCCCAAACTATGAAATAAACGGCAAAAACGCCTACAATTACGGCCCATCCAATTTTCTCGCGGTCATTTTTCATAGATATTTGCCCCCAAAGCGTTTTGCGCAGCTTCGTACCCCAAGCTCAACAGGTTATTAAGATGTCGCCTGGAGAAGTCCAGCCCACTGCCGATCGGTGTTTCGGGAGTTATAACATCAATATCGATATGCCGGTAATAGCGATCAGAACCCGGCTTTCGCAGTTGAATGCCTTTGGATTGGGCTTGGCCTACCAGGTTATTTACATTCTCAACGCTCTTTATATCGTTTATAAATACTTCATGGGTAAGGATGCCAATTGATTTCCGGGCAATATTAAAGAGATCATTGGTAACTAGGCTGCGCTTGAAGCCCAACGGTTCGGTCGTTATGGCGATGATACGATCACAACCATTATCAATGAGATCCGCCAGGGGAGCAATATTTACCAATCCTCCATCCACAAAAGGCTCATTTTCAATGCGTACCGGGGGCCATACCACCGGAATGGATGTACTGGCCAGCAGCACCTTATGAAATTTAGCTACGTCATGGCCATATAAACCACTGTGATATTTTCCGGTATCAATATCAACGCGCCCAATCTCCAGAGCCAACTTAATATCGCTGGGCATGATGTTTCTGGCAATCAGCTCGGCCAACGCGCCGTTATCGTACACTGCATCCACCGGTCCACCGATCCCCATCTTCCATTTGGCAAACTCCCATGCCAACTCATACCATTTTTTCTTGCGATACACATCGGATTGGGTGATCCTCTCCCATATTGTATGCAGCGCCACTACTTTCCTGGCAGCCACAAACGCGCCGTTGAGCGCACCAACGCTCACTCCAGCGACCGCATGATAGCTGTATCCTTGCTCTTTGAGCCATCGAAGGGCTCCGGCTTGGAATGCTCCTTTTGCTCCACCGCCCGAAAGGGCTATACCTATTTTTTCAGCCTGTGCCATAGTTTACCCTTCCTTACGATAATACATGGTATAGGCCAGCGTTACTTGCTGCGTGCCGGTCGTGTTGGTAAACTGAAAGTCCGCAATATCTTCCGGGCTATTCAACCAAAATTCATCGCCCTGAACACGTTGATGTCCCGGATTGGCCGATGGATCGATCCCCTCTGCGAACGTTACATCGTTCGTATTGACCGTAATTCTGCATTTTTGCGCCTGTTGGCCGTTTCGCGTATAGTCAGCCTGGGCAAAACTTTTGGCTGCATCAGCCGTATTCTGAATTGTGGATGTGATTCCCGGAACTAACAACTGTCGTTGCTCGGTTTCCTGGATAGAATTGTTTCGGCGTTTCATAATGATAAAATTTATCGTTCAGATTTTATTTCGGGTAAATCAACTACCTTGCCAGCCATATCGTGCGTACAATCGCCACAATATTGGATCTTGCCCTTAGTAATGATGCTATGGCAGATCTTACATTCCGGCGCGGAAGTATCCGGATGCTGCTCATTGTAGCTGCACCAACATTCTTTTTTACTATGGCCAGGGACGTAATGGCCGGTTCGCAGCAATAGCGAAGGTCGGAAGGTCGGCCGTTCGAGATTTCCGTTGAACTCCCACACCAACTTCTGATCCTTATTGGTATAAATCAAGTGTTCTTCATCACATGCCGGACAAACAAAGCAATATCCAATGATCTTCCAATCATCATCGCCCTGCTTGTTCGGTATTTTGTACGCTCTTACTTTTGCCATATCACTGTTGGAGATCTATAAATTCAGTTGATTGATACTGATCGGAACCCTTTTGGGCAAAAATATCAACTCGCAATATCTGTGGACAGCTGAATGTATGGTACACTTGCACCCGGTAGCCAGTCAATTCAACACCCCATCCATCGTAGGATACAGTAGGGCCTGTGCAACGTGTTTTGATCCAAGCGGTATCCGCTTTCGTGCTGAATGCTAATCCAAGGGTGTATTCCGGCGCGCCGGTCTGCCGGGCTATCGACCATTGCACATTGGCAATAGGATCCGGAGTTACAACAATCCGCATCAGTAGATTCCTCACTACATTAATAGTATCCCCTGGCACTTGAAAAGCAGCGTTCACCGCGCTTTCCAAGCTCTTATGCTCGGTATAATGATTAGATAGGGTATCGAGTTTAAATAGCACCTGATAATCACTGGACTCGTCAGCAACGATCTGTACCTTGTCCAGCTGCGCGCGGACAATCCCCGGGACGATCAATAGTACCATCAATAGAAGCTTTTTCATAATGGCGACCCCACAACTCCGAAGATGCTCAAAAATTGCTTGGCCATTTGACCCACATTAAGCCCTAACGCTCCCCCTATCCAATAGATAAGGACTAACCCCAATGCGATGACTGCTACTCGTATAACGAGCGCCAACACCGCTGTTCCGGATATTTTGTTATCCGCATCACGTAATCTAAGCCAGCTCCCACCTTTGCGCGTGAGCGCCCGGCCGATCGCTTCCTTTATCGTATTCCACATGGTTCTCCTTTTTTATGGTTACATGGCATCGCGGAACGATTCCCCGCGCCGTTGATTTTTGATATACTTTTCAAGCCGATTGATCCTGGATCCATAATCCGCTTTAGGATCCTGTTTGGCTACTTTTTTCACTGGAACAAAGTCTGGAGGACTCTCCGCGCACAGCAGTAGGTTCTTCGTTTCATCGATCGCGTGATCTACCGAATCCTTATGAATAAGCTCCGGATCTGTTTCCGAATGCCTGGCTGCCAGAAGTTCATTGATCGTTGGATCGCACTGTCCTTTGAAAAACTGTAAATCCGGCTCAACCTCTAAGTTTTCATGGTGTTCATCAAGTTCAAAATGCAAGGCCGTATGAACGCCCATAACAGCCGTTACTCGGTTATATTTTACTTCATAAAGGGGAATGCCTTCCTTGGCAAATAGATCCTCCCAGGTTATATCTCCGCCCTCTATATCCATATTATTGTGCTTTTGGAAAGCCCAAGTATCACTCACAACAAATTCCGGCGCGCGACCGCCCGTAAACTTGCAGGCTTCTATCTTATCACAGATTGTTTGCACATGCTCGGGAGCCTTTATTGATGGACCATCTCCGGGATCCCCATAGTATTGCATGATCTTATACTTCTTACCCTTCGGAGTAACGGCATATAGCCCAAAGGAGCAGGGAGCCCCTACACCGGCATCCAATGATCCAATTAATCGCCAATGATGCGGTATAACAAATTCCTCTGGATCCTTTTGATGATTAACTGGATAATCCTTTAGAATCTCTTTAGGATCTACTTCGTGAAACATCCGGATAACGGTAAACATCAGACCAACAAAGGCATCCGGATCGCCTTTCAAGTAGGCTTCTCGCAACTGCTTAGGCAGCTCTCGAAGCGTATTTACATATTGGGGATCTTTCTCCAGTAATGCGCGATTCTGATCTAACGGCGCGAAAATAAAAATATAATCATCCTTATTCTCACCATCGGAGTAGGTTTTATCCCAAAACCACCGGCGAAGGGCATTGTGGCCAGGACCGCCCCAATTAAAAGTAAACAGAGTTCGGGGCATATAATCGGCATTTCTGTTGATCGCAATATCAGAAGGCCGGTTATTCTTATACATCCCCTTCATCATTTCTTCGGTAAAATGACCAGCTTCTTCCAGGATATATAAATCGGCCGAAACCCCTTCAAATTGATCCACATCGCTGGGATTGTTGCAATACATAAATTGCACCATGCCCCCGGATGGCATATAGAATATCTTGTCTTGTTCGGAGTATTGAATAATTTCTTTATCTAAGAAATCTCGGAGTTCATTCTTGGCAGGAAGGATATGGTTTCTTTTGAGCGTGGTAAGACGAGAGCGCACAACTACAACTACAATAGGAAGGTTATATGTTAATCCAAAGGCAACGGCTCGCGCGCCGTAACTCTTTCCTCCGCCTTTGGGGCCACCAAAGCCAATCCTTCGCCAAGGAGCGCCTGGAGCCATACACTTGCCTAATATTTGCTGAGAACCAAGCAGCTCGTCATTAGTAGGATGTCCTTGCAGCTTATATGGCCACTGCAATTCATTCGTAGCTGTTGGCTTCAAATGGGTGTTTATAGCCAAAATAGATATTTTGATAGTCCTAACGAGAACACTAGAAAGTTACCAAAATTTCTATATTTTACAATTGAACATACTGATCCCTGATTTTGTGCCGTCTGCATAAATCAGCGAAAGGCTCCAGTTGATAGCTGGGGCCTTTTTATTTTGAAAAAAATACCGGCCAGTCATTTCCAGACCAGCCGGTTTATACGTTGGCTTAAGTGCAAATCAGCCCAACCAAATGGGCCAGTTGCCCGGGGAGGATTCGAACCTCCGTTTTCGGCTCCAAAGGCCAACGTCCTGCCACTAGACGACCGGGCAATGAACCGGCCGGGATCTCCCCGACCGGAACCCTGTAAGGTTTCCTCCAGTAACTTGTACTGAAAGAGCATTGGCATCGAGCGCGATGTCGTTTTTAGATATGCACAATGCCAATGGGTAAGGTGCTTAGCGTTCGTTGACCGAATGGGACTCGAACCCACATT